AAGCCTATGTCCCCAAGTCGGGCACGGTGACTTCGCGCACGGCTATCGACAAGCTGAAGACGGACATGTTCAAAGCACGTACGGTTAACAACCAGACCATCCGTCGTCTTCTCGGCGAGGTCCGAGATCCGGAAGAGGCGTTTGTCTCCACGGTTGCTGACATGGCTGAGTTTACAGCAACAGATGATTTTCTTTCGTATCTGGCAAGGCAGGCAGATCGTCCGGGTGAAGGTATTCTTAGCAAGGAGGCGTTTGAGCAGCTACCTCCTGAACTGCAAGCCAGCTACAATGTCCTGAAAGAAGACTACTGGGGCATGGCGCAGGGCATGGCTGTGTCAAATCGTGTCCACCGTGACCTAACTCGTGTAGTTAGTGGCGATCTCGGCATCATGGCTAACACTGCCCGCACTCTGTATTCTGGGTTTTTACGTGGCAAGGGTGCTACTCAGTTCTCGAAAACTGTGCTGTCACCAATTACGCAGGTTCGTAACGTAACATCTGCTTCTCTGTTCGCACTGGCACAGGGCAACGTGGGGCGTGGTGCAAACCTGTTCGAGTCTTTCAGCACCGTTTTTGACAACATCACAAAGCGCGGTGATAAGGTTACGTATTACACCAAGCTGCAACGTCTAGGCGTCATCGGTAACCAAGCGCAGATTCGAGAGATCGACCGTCTGATGCAAGAGGGTCTTGGTGTTACTCGCGAAGCTGATGAAGTCGTTGCTGGTGTTCGCGTGGGCAAACAAGGCGGGAACATGTTTACCCGATCTAAGGGTGGGGCATTCCTGCAAAAGGGGACAGGTCTTGCCCGAGAGCTATATCAGGGCGGTGACGATGTTTGGAAGATCTACAACTTCGAGTTCGAGCGGAGCAAGATAACTTCTGCTTTTGGAACTGAGAAACAGGCCGCAAAAGCAATACGTGCCTCTAACCCCGAACGATACAGAGGGATGGCAAGCGAACAGGTTTTAGACGATTACGCTGCGGACATTGTCAAGAACACCGTTCCGAACTACGAGCGGGTGCCAGAGTTCATCAAGGGGATTCGTAAATTGCCTGTCGGTAACTTCATCGCTTTCCCCGCAGAGATCATTCGCACTAGTGGCAACACACTGAAACAGGCACTCACCGAACTTGCCAGTGAGTCCCCTGAACTACAGCGTATTGGTATGCGCCGACTGACAGGTCTCACCTTCACAACTATGGCAGCGCCTGTAGCAATTCAACAGACGGCGATGATGCTGACGGGTGTTGATGAGGATCAGCTAAACGCTGTTCGGCGTAGCGGTCCCGAGTGGTCTCGCAACAGCCGGTTGATTCCTACCAGCGTCGATGATGACGGTAACCTCACCGGCTACATGGATTTCAGCTACACGAACCCATACGATTATTTGCAGCGGCCTATTCAAGGTATTTTTAATGCTGTTGTGGACGGGCAGGATCTTGGCAAGGATCCTGGAAAAATTGCATTTAATGCAACTATCGAAGCGGTGAAGGAAATATTCGAGCCGTTTGCGGGCGAGTCAATCATCACCGAAAAGATTATTGATACAACGCTGCGCGGCGGACAGACCAGAACAGGTGCTAAAGTTTTCCGTGACGTGGACGAGACCGGAACCAAGGCATACAAGAGCTTCGTTCACATTCTCGATGCGTTCAACCCGGGCATGTCTCCTGTCGATTTAAAGGCACAGGCCAAAACAACTCAGATGCCGGGTGTGCAGATGGGCAGGTTCATGCGTGGCATGGTTAGCAGTGAAGCTGATCCCGCTGGCAATGAGCGTTTCGCCGCCACGGAATTCTTGCGGGCAGTTACCGGACTGTCTGAAATTGAAGTGAAGCCTGACAACATTGTTATGTACTCGTCCTTCGATTACTCGGGCAACATCACTGGCGCACGACAGATCTTCAACACCGCAGTTAAGACTCGCGGTGCACTGACCGACGCAGAGGCGCTTAATGTTTACCGAGACGCAAACGAATCATTGTTCCGTGTTCAGAACAAAATGTATCAGACTGTTCAGGATATGCGGGCACTTGGCATGCGGGACTCCGAGATTCGTCGGGCACTCAAGAAGTACAAGATCGGCAACGTAAACGAACTTATGCGTGGGCGGTTTGTGCCGATGGCCGTTAGTCAAGAAACCAGACGTGAGGTACGCACGAACGGAAACCGTCTTCCCATGAGCGAGATCCGAGGCATTGCTAGAGAGTTCCGAGGTCGAAGACTCGGCGCGACAGAACAACCTACCGAGGTTCAGGAAGCTCCAACCTCGGACGTTTCATCGATAGTGCAGGGGTTGCTTACTTCTTCTGCCCCATCGGCACCGAACACGGGGGCACTTTCTCCCTCTGCCGCTGCTCCTCCGTCAGCGGCAGTGGCCCCCGTACCCACAACGACCACGCCGCAGACTCGTCTGGCTCTGGCTGGTCTCAATCCTGCAACGCAGGCGATTGCAGCGAGGAACCCGTGATGATCCGCTGGCTGCGTAACCTGTTGCGTCCTGTTCGCGCCGCTGACCTGAGTCAGCATCGGCTGCACACCACCCGCTATGAAGACCTTTGTATGTAAGGAGAATCCCATGAACCTTGAACAGTTACAAAAAGAACTAGCCGCCGACGAAGGATGCAAGCTCGAGATCTATTTGGACCATCTCGGCTACCCAACCGTGGGAATCGGCCACCTGATTACCGAAGATGACGAGCTTTACGGCTTCGAAGTAGGCTCAGAGGTCTCTCAGGAGCACGTCGATGAACTATTCCACGACGATGTCCAACGAACTCTACGAGATTGCGAATTTTTGTACAGTGATTTCAATGACTTGCCAGAAGAGGCACAATTGATCATTGCCAACATGTGCTTCCAACTAGGCCGTCCACGCCTTACTGGCTTCAAAAAAATGAAGGCGGCGGTCGATTCTCGGGACTGGCGCGAGGCCAGCCGCCAGATGTTGGACTCGAAGTGGGCTAAACAGACCCCGAATCGGGCGTCTCGTTTGTCTCATCGGATGGCGGCGTTGGGTGATACATAAGGTAGAACACATCGCAGTCCTTGCAGTGTAGGTTCGAGACGATGAAATAGTCTTCGTCGTCCTCGGTGTCGTGGTCGCCACCCCAGATCACGTCACCGCCGCAGGCAAAACATTTCAGACTCATCCCACCTCTCCCCAGTTGTCGCCAAGCTCTGTGTCCACGTCGAAGGGCACCTTCAGTTCCTTCACGCAAGTTGACATTATTTCACTAATCCGCGCTGCCTGTTCATCAGAGTTCACGTTAAAACACAATTCGTCATGCACCGTGAGGATTGGTGTAAATCCTTCTGAATAGCATACAGCCATCGCCTTCTTGGTTTGATCGGCACTCGAACCTTGGATCAGCTTGTTCAGAGCCTTGTATGTAAACGCCGGCCTGATTGCCCCACGACCACCGTATTCTTTGGCAGCTTCTTCTAGAGGAAGAGGCTTGTGGTAGCCGAACATCTTTGGCTCCCACATGTTGAACCGGCACTTCCGTCCCAGAGCGGTGCGGATGAATCCGTTCTTTTCTGCCTGACGCATGGCAAGATCTGCCATGCCTTTCACGAACGGCACCTTGTCGTGATACTTGCCTAGCAGTTCGGTCGCCTCGTCCACCTCGATGTCCATGACACCGGCCAGCTTCTTCTTGCCCATGCCGTACATGATCCCGAGGTTCACGGTCTTGGCTTCCTTGCGGCTGATCCCAGCAAGGTCCGCCACCTTCTGGTGGAAGTCGGCATTGCCTTCTTGATATTCCGCGACAACCTCTGCAATCATCGGATGTGGATCCTTCAGGGACGCGCAGTAATGGGCCAACCACCTCGGTTCTTGCGAGGCATAGTCAAAAGATCCCCATTTGTGTCCCTCTTCTGGTATAAAGAGACCACGGATCATCTTCTTTATTTCTGGATCTCTGGCCGGGATCTGCTGGAGATTCGGGTTGGACGAAGAAAATCGTCCGGTAACTGTGCCCCCTTCATCTGAACGAAGAGGGTGAAAATCACAATGGATACGCCCGTTATGAGAATGCTCGAGTATAGTCTCGATAAAAGTCGTGTTGGCTTTGTTAAACTCGCGAAGACGTACAATCTTCTGCGCGACAGGGTGCGCGTGATTCGCAAGAAATGCTTTTGTAAAGGCGGGAGCATTAGACTTTTCTGTCCTTTCGTACGTCAGCCCGAGCGAATCGAACGCCTTTGCTATCGATGTGGCAACCCATGGCTCCACAAGGACGCCGGTCTCTGCCTTTATTTCTTTAAGTAGTACGTTCTCGCGGGACTTTAGTTCTTTCCTGACCTGCTCTGCACGGTCAATATCAACACGGACGCCGGTCTCTTTCATATCCAGCAGCAGCGGGGTAAGAGACGACTCCAGTTCAAAGATGCCAGTGCACTCGTCCTCACGCAATTCCTGTTCCAGGCGATCCCACAGGCGCAACGTAACTGCCGCATCCTGCTCGGCGTACGGGCCTACAAACTGACTAGGCAGTTGCCACATGCCAGACTTAGGATCCACACCGAAGTATTCGGCTGCTCGGCGCAGCATCTTTTCATTCTTCCACTCGCCGAGATACTCACCAGCAAGGCTGTTCAAGTTGTAGTAGCGGCGGTTCTCGTCGAGCAACGGCGCCGCCACCATTGTATCGATCACTCGACCCTGTACTTCGATGCCAGCCCAGCGTAGCCAGCCCAGATCGTACAGCGCGTTGTGCATAATCTTATCAATGTTAGGCGTGGCTAACTGTTTTTGCAGCCAGTTGACCACCTTCTTCTCCGAGATATTCCCACCGCCTTCATGACGTACGGGATAATACCCCACAAAATCCCCAGCCGCGACAGCGTAGCCAATGACGTAGCCGTCGTCACGACACCAGCCGGGTCCGAGCCGTGTCAGGTTTGGATCTCGAGTC